CACAACACAAGAAGCACAAAGGATGACAAGCGAAATGATTAATACCTTAAAATTATGAGTACTAAATTAACACGTCAGGAAATAGAAAAGGAAGAACAAAGAAGTGAAGCTTTAAGATTAAAAAAATTAAAAGATAAAGCCTTGAAAGAGGGTAAAGAGATAAAAAAATGATTAAATCACACTACTTCCCTGAAAAGAATTACTCAACAAAAGAGGAGTTATTCAAAGATTTAAAGGATAACCTTGATTTTATTATTGATGCTAAAAAATCAATGATACAGAAATCATGCGATAAAGGTATTTCTGTAACATGCAAATCTTTAGATTTATTAAAGTTTCAAGACCAAAACAAAGCAATAAAGATTGATGATAACTTCTACTACATTGCCGTTAATTCAACTAAAATATTAGACAGTCACGATGATTTGCATTTGGATGGTATTTGGAAAAAATCTATTGAAGAGCAACAGGGAAAAAATTACCTAGTTATAGACCATGAATTAGAAGTTGACAAGGTAGTAGTTAGAAAGGAACATATTGAAATGTTAGTTGCAAAAGTGCCGTTTTCTTTATTAGGCAAATCTTACGAAGGCGAAACCCAAGCGTTAATTTACAAAGTACCAAAAGCACAAGTAAAACACGAAATGGTTAGAGAATGGCTTGAAAGTGGTGACGAGATTGAAGCTAGCGTACGGATGCAATATGTTACGTTTGTTTTTTGTATGGATAGCAATAATCCAGAGGATGCGACAGAAAAAGCAAACTACGACCAATATTTCCCAATGATAGCAAACAAATCAGATTTTGACTATATTCCTTATTTCTTTGCAATTAAAGAAGCTAAAAATGTAAGGGAGTCAAGCTTAGTGGTATTTGGAAGTAATGCAACAACAGGACAGATAAAAATAAATCAAGCCGAGAAATCACTTGAAGAGATAGAAGCCGAGAAATCACTTCATATAGAAGCTGAAAAGCAAACAGAACAATTAAAAAAATTATTAAACAAATTTAATTAAAAAAACAAATGGAAGAAATCATCAAAGAATTGGGTGTTAAAATAGACTCAATGAAAAATGAAACAGTTTCAAAGACGGAATTAATCGAAGTTATGTCTAAGATTAAAGACCTTGAAACTAAAGGCGAAAACGTGGCAACCTTCAAAGCTAATATTGAAGAAATTGCTTTGCGTGTTTTAGAATTAGAAACTAAAGGAACTAAAGAGGTTAATACTGAAAGCCTTAAATCTATTTTAGAATCTAAAAAAGAGCAATTAGCTCAAATGAAAGAGAAATCAGGTTCTAGCGTTCAGTTTACATTGAAAGCAGCAGGAACGATGGCTTTAAGCACAAACACAACAGGACAAATTCCACAAGCTGAAAGAGAAGCGGGAATCACTCGTATTGTAAGACGTAACCCTTTTATTTTAGAATTGGTTAACGTTGGTACAATTATGTCTAATGTTTGGGAATGGGTGGAGCAGAAAAACCTTGATGGCGGTGCTGCAATGACTGCTGAAGGAGCTGCTAAATCACAAGCGGATTTTGACTTAGTTGTGGCTTCTGCAAACGTTAAGAAAGTAACTGCTTATATCAAAATCACTAAAGAGATGTTAGATGATGTTGAGTTGATGCGTTCAGAAATCGACCAAGAATTAACTGAGTTAATTAACCTTAGAATCGATGACCAATTATTAAACGGTACAGGATTAACAGTTAATTTAACTGGTATCGTTACTAATGCAACAGCATGGGCAGCGGGTGCGTTTGCTTTAGCTATTCCAACTCCTACTAAATGGGATGTTTTAAGAACTGCTTTAAATCAAGTGCGTGTTAACTTGTTTGAGCCTAATTATATTGTAATGCATCCAACAGATGTAGCTTCAATGGAGTTATCAAAAGATAGTACAGGACAGTATATTATGCCTCCTTTCGCTGCAGTTGATGGAACAATCGTAAGCGGTGTTAGAGTTGTTGCAAATACAGGTGTTACTATTGATAAATTCTTAGTGGGTGATTTCAGTAAATCAGGAGTAAGATTTAAAGAAGGACTTACTATTAATGTAGGTTACGAAAATGATGATTTTACTAAAAATTTAGTTACTATTTTAGCTGAGGCTAGACTTGTACAAAGAGTAAAATCAAATCATTACGGAGCTTTTGTTTATGGTGATTTCTCTGATGCTATCACGGCTTTAACTAAACCGTAATATTATGGGATATTGGTTAGACAGTACGGTAGAAGTTGAGTATAACGGTAAAGTTACGAGAGTAGCCAAAGAAGATGCTCACTTATACGCTACTAAGAAAACAGAAAAAAAACAAGCTAAAACAGAGAAATAATGCCTAATATAATCGATAAAACATACTTTCAGAAAGCCAATGAGTTAAACATTCCTTTGAGTGTTCAGACCTTAGTGGCTAATCCAACTTTGCAAACGCCTAACGATGTGGCTTATTTGGATTCTTTGTGTTTGAGAGTTGAAAAATCGATTTTATTAAATGCTTTAGGTTTAGCGATGTATAATGAACTTCAATTAGCAATAACGGATTTATTTGTAAATCCGTTATACGCTTCTTATAAAAAGTTGGTAGAAGGAGATGAGTACGATGGTAAGGTGTGGCAAGGTTTAGACAATGATTATTCTTTGATTGCTTACAGAATTTTTGAGGAGTTTATGACTGAAACGAATGTTAGGTTAGTTGCAAACGGAAACGTACAACTTTCCCCAGAGAAAGCATCGTTAATAAGTCCCGCTTATAAAATAGCGAATGCAAATCAAAAGTTTATACAATCATATCAAAGCGGTTTTTTGCGAGAACCAATTATCTTTGAAAACTTCATAGATTGGTTCGGTAGCAATGATGAGATAAATGTTTCATTATACAATTACCTGATTGATAAAAAAGAAGATTTTCCTTTATGGGATTTGTCAAAGTTTGCAGTTTACACAACTAAAAACACTTTTGGATTATGATTATCTTTGAAGATGAGCTACAGCGTTTAGTTGAGTTGCTTCCTAATATTACATTAGGAGCAAATACAACTAATGTCAAATTCGGGTGGGGAACTGAAAATGTTTTAGCAACCTATTTAACTATGAATGGGAAAGTAAGTTTTCCTCTGATTTGGTTAGTTGAAGGGCAGGACACAAACGATAACCGTGAGCCGAGTGTAAACCGTAACGCAAAGATTGTTATTTTACATGAAAGTCAAGCACCGAATGAGTTTAATCCATACCAACACGAATACGATTTTAAATTAATTTTGCAACCGATACTCGATAATTTATTGATAGCTTTAGAACAAAGCGGAATTAGCCGTTATGATAACACAGATTTTAGAACGCAAAGAGTAAAAAACTACTCAATGCGGGAAGTGGATAATAGTTTGGTTTACATCTGTAATGCTATTGTTTTTGATAGTTCAATTACCTTTAGTGGGTTGTCGACTTGCATACAAACAATTCAATTTAACACATAAAAAATTATGATTTTATACAATCAAAAAGACTGTTTAACAGTTAGAAAAAATTTAGGGTTGCCAGACTGTATTTTGCAGGAAGGTAGATTAACTGGGAAAATATTAGCACCAAAAGGATGGTCTTTAGACTTGACTAGCGGAACTTTTGATAAAGACTACGTTAATGAACAAATCCAATTAGGGAACTTTATTCCAATTTTAGGAGCAGTTGAAGTTACTAATAACACACCAGAAGCAACGACGGAAGAATATCAAGGCGGTGTTATGTCGGTTGTTAGAAATGGACTTCCTCAATTCAACTTCAAATACTTGCGAGGTGGTTGGAAATTTGCAAACGCTTTATACACTTACAACTCGTTTCAAGCTTATGATGTTCTTTTCGTTTTTTCTAGCGGAGCGGTTGCAGGTGCTACAAGTGGCACAAGTTTAACAGGTTTCGACTTAGGAATGATGAATAGTGGAACGTATATGTTTACCGATGGTAACACATCATCAAGCGTTACAACCTCTATTCAAATCATTAACGAAGCTCAATTCAATAGAGATGTAGCTTTATTAGATGCTTCTATTTTAGACTTTAATGTAAATACTGAAATTTTCCCTATTACTGATATAGTAATGACAGGTAGAGCCGATGTGTCAGAATCTAAAGTTTACTTCAAAGCTACTTTTGACATGAACCAAGCTACTCGATTGGGAGGAATTGCAATTGCTAACTTAAAATGTTATAAGAATGGAGTAGATACAGTTATCACGGCTTTATCTTTATCATTTAATTCAACTACTCAGGAATGGCAGTTTACACCAACGGGGGCGTTCACTATTGCTGATAAGTTCATAGTAGAATTATACGATAGTGTTGCTGTTACCGATGTAGCTAAAATTGGTAATCGTTATTACAAAGGAGCAACAGCAGAAATTACACCCGTAGCGTAATATGTAAGATTTAATTATTATATTTGCAATAACAAGGATGGAAGGCAATCAATTTAATTTGGTT